AGGAGCATTGATATCTGCGGCCGTCGTGAAGGTGACGCTGGCTGTCGTCGTAAGCTTGCCAGGCGCATTGATGTCTCCTGATGCGGAGAACACGATCGACGCAGTCGCCGAGATGTCATCGTCGGCCGGCGATACCAGATTCGCGGCAGTCGAGAATGTGACCTGTGCCGTCGTGGTGAGACGACCAGCCGCATTGATATCCGCTGTCGTCGAAAAAGATACGTTGGCCGTTGCGGCGAGTGTGCCGGCGGCGTTGATGTCGGCGGCGGTCGAGAATGCCGCCGCGGCCGCGGCGGTCAGTTTTCCTTGAGCGGAGATATCCGCGAGCGGAGAGAAAGTGGCGAGTGCGGTGGCGGAGAGCTTGCCTGGGGCATTGATGTCCGCAGCCGGCGAGAAAACAATCGACGCCGTTGCGGACATTGAACCGTCTTCGGTGAAAGGCGGTTCAAACTGCTGCTGACCGAGTGGACCCCCTTGGATATCCTCCGGGTTGATTTGATGACTCATCTAACCCTTCAGCTCAAGGAGATCAGGCTGTCGGTTCCTTCGGTATCGTGGAGCTGTGAATGAACCGATTGCCTGCCTCGATGTCGAACAGGTAATCGTTTTTGCCGACAGGTATTCCCAGGGTCTTGCCGAATTCTGCCGCGAGAAGACCCAGGGCTTCTCGTGCTTTTAACGCTGCCTGCTCCGCCTTTTGGAAATTCAGCAGCGCGCCCAGGTAAGCCTTATGCGCGGAGTCGACCATGATCAGCTGGTTCTTCGTCAGAGGAACCGGTGGATGCTCGAGTTTCTTTTTCCGGCTGGCTTGTCCCATCTACTTCGAATCCTTCTCAATCAGTACCAGCTTCAGCGTTTGTGGATCGGAGCCTGGCTTGATTTCGTAGTCGGCGAGATTGATGGAGTGATGCTGTTCCAGACGTTGATGGACCCTCGAAAGTACGGCTTCGTCAGCGTCAGCGACCTTGTCCATTTCAATCGCTGCAGCTCTGGAGTTTGCTGCCTTCTGCATCCAGGTTTTCAGTTCGTGACTCTCGCTTCGATCCAGAATTATTTCTGCCACTTTGTTTCCTCCGTTTACACCTTCTCCACAAGCTTCAGCGTATTTTGGTCAACAACTCTGACTTCGTAATCGGCGATGTTTATGGAGAACTGGATACCAAGTCGCTGTAAGAACCGATTGCGGGCAGCAGCATCCTTTGTCGATCGTGATGCTGCTTCGGCGCTGGACCGCTGGGATAGCGTCGCGTCGGCCATGAGTTTTCTGAGTGTGTAGCTGTCGATGTTATCGAGAATGATTTCCGCCATTTGTTACTCGCTTTCCTTTTTAAACGACCTGCCAAACATCGATGGACTGAGGCGACGAACTGTGGTCGAGATAGTTCAAGGTGACCGGATTGAAGGCCTGGCCGCCCTGGCTCAGTGACCCGCTAATGCTGCCGCCAGCCACACTGCTGGCAGTCAGGCTACCGCATTCAATGTCGGTGTCCGCGTTGTCGGCAGCGTTGCGGAACTTCGTAACGCCAGCGGTGCTGATGTTCAGCTTCACACCGTTGCCACTCAAAAAGACTGCGGAACTGACATCGAGTTCGGCAAGGAATGCCTTGTTTGCGGTGACGTCGCCCGAAAGGTTGAGAGATGTTCCTGACGCCGCGCCAATGTTGGGCGTGACCAGTGCGGGCGATGTTGCAAAGACAAGCGCGCCGCTGCCGGTCTCACCAGTAACGGCTGCTGCAAGATTCGCACTGGACGGCGTTGCCAAAAACGTCGCTACTCCTGAACCGAGACCGGACACACCCGTTGAGATTGGCAGGCTCGTGCAATTGGTGAGTACTCCTGCCGACGGTGTTCCCAAGTTTGGAGTGACGAGCGTAGGAGAATCCGCAAACACTGCGGCGCCGGAACCGGTTTCGTCGGTCAAGGCACTGCGCAGATTCGCGCTGCTCGGTGTCGCAAGGAATGTTGCGACGTTCGAACCCAGGCCGCTTATGCCTGTTGATACCGGCAGCCCTGTGCAATTCGTCAGGACGCCCGCCGACGGCGTTCCGATGTTCGGTGTGACCAACGTCGGCGAATTCGAGAATACGACGTTGGCGGAACCCGTAGCGCCCGATGATGTGACGCCTTCAACGGTGAGGTGCCGTATGGCGAGATCTGCGAGTCCGCCGCCGCCTGCCTGATTGATCGAGAGAACCAGACCGCTACGTGAAACGCTGACGTGGGAGTTTGTTCGTCCGCCGAAGTAAGCCAGATCGCCGAGCAGCTCCAGTTTCTGGATTGTCATCACGCGGCTGGCATCGAATACCGGCACCTCTTCGTAGGTGACGTTTACCGCGTAGGATTTATCGACTGTGTCGTTATTGGTGACCTTGAGATGCAGTTCCCCGGTTGCGTCCTCATCCTCGTAGACGGAGACAAATATCGCAGCCGGGCCTTCCGCCGGCGTGCCCGAGGAAAAGTCCATCGGCTCATACACGTTGCCGAGTACGGATTTCCACTTGCCACGCAGGTCGGACCCTGAGAGCGAGTCTTTGCTGAAAATCTCGGCGTTCGATTGGCCGCTGCCGGCAGAAGGAACGACCTTCAGCTTCGTAATGTTGAAGGCATTCGGAAGGCCGGTGATGTGAAGACTCGCAGTGCCGCCTGATGCCGTCGCTGATCCCGTGCTGCCGCTTGCGGTAAGTCCTCGTGCCATTTATGCCGCCATCCTTTTCCCGCCGGGCTCCTCGAGGAATACCAGGCTAACACTTCGATAGAGTTGCTTCCGATCACCGGGCGTACTCACAAGGCGCATGTACCAACCGTCGTAACGGTCGTGTCGTGGAATCACAAAGACAGGGTTTGTTTCTTCCTTCAGCGCGGAAGTGAACGACATCAGCGTGTCGCCCTCCGTGTCTGTCATCGCTGTAAACGTCACGCTGATGCGCTTCATGTCGACGATGAAGTCCGCGAAGATCGCGCCGCCGTCGGTGGTCTCCACGTTTACGTCCGAAATGTGATCTATCAAGAGCCCGGGCTCGTAGGCGATGCCGCGTGGAGTGGTCTCGACCAGGCCCAGCAGCAGATAGCCAACCTCTAGGAACCCGTCTGCATTCGATGGGTCATTGATGCGGATTCTCCAATACCGGTAGCTCTGAGACGGCGAGAGCAGCTTGAAGGACGTGAATTGGCGCCAGGTCATCGTCGTGCTGAAATCCAAGACGCTCGTCGTTGTTCCGGCATCGATCTGCACAGTTGCACTTGCCGAGAAGTTGTTATTGGCAAGGCCGATGATGTCGACTTCCCGCGCGTTGATCAGGTCAATGGTGATGTCGACGTTTGTGACAACGGCAGTATCGGATCTCCAGACCCTCGACAATCGCTGATTCTGGATGTTCGCAATCGGATAGGTCGCGTGCGAGGACGTTGCAGCGACCGTATAAATTGCGCCGTAGTTCGCTGTGTGCGCGAGGTACTTAAACATTACGGAAGGGCTTCACCGAATCGACGAGCAGCAAAAGCATTGGATTCGAGGTAGCGCGTGATCTCTTGAACTAGCAGGCTCGTGTCCTGGGATTCCTTTTGATAGATCTGAATGTAAATGTTGTTGCCGCCGCCAACCATTGCGGTCTCGTTCTCGTTGGCGCCTTCCTTGGTCAGATCGCGGCGAACATTCGAAAGCCAAGGTATGAGCGTCGAAAATGCCTGGTTCACAACCTTGGCGTTGTTGGGATCCACCGCAGCGAAGGACGCGGCGTTGTCTTGGAACTCTTCAAACAGGTTGTTGATCAGCTTGAGCCGGTTCGTCGGCGAGAGAACCTTGTCTTCGAAAACTCCGCTGATTGCGGAAACCAGGGCGTTCTGCGCCTTAACGATTTCGTCAGCTGCTTTGTGACCCGCGCCGATGCTTCCGAAAATGCTCTTGAAAAGACTGACGGCGCCGTTTGCGATATCCAGGCCCATGCTGACAGGGTTCAGTTTCGCGGCGATACCCGTAGGCGTTCCAGAAGCTCCGCCGCCTCCACCGAAGATCCCGGGCAGGCCGCCGCCAGACCCGCCGCTACCGCCACCGATGCCCAGTGAACTGAGAACGCCACCGAAGGCGCCGCCAAGATCTCCCTTGATCAGCTTGCCGATGTCGATGCTTCCGATCAGATCGGTGAGCGCGCCCTTCCAATCCGTAACGAATTTCTTTCCTGTCTCAAGGAGAGATCCGAAGGTAACGGAGACCTGGTCTGCAGCCTTCTGCGCTGGATCGACCATGATTTCCGGCAGTCGGCCGAATTCTCCTTTGATGCCTTCCATCAGGTCCGGTACATAGGAATGGCCTACGACTCGCTCATACATTCCGAGGAACGAGTCCTCGATCGCCTTGGCAAATCCGCCAACGCTGTCGCGGATCGCCTTCAGTGGCGCCGTGACGATCGTCTTAATAGCCTCCCACATCCCGCCCCAGATGGTTTTTATTCCGTCGGCAAACTTCGACCAATCGCCAGTCAGAAGACCGGTCCAGACCTTAAACGTTCCTTCTAAAGTCTTGAAGGCTGCCGACAGTACGGCGCCGACGATTTCAAACGCGGCGCGGACGTAAGGTCCAAACGTGTTCACGGCAACCCGGAACTGCGTGAGGATCGTTTCCCAGTAGATACCGAGAATCCGGGTGATCGATGGGCCCCACTCTCGCCAGATGTCCATGATGGAGTCCGCAGCTGTGCCGACCAGCTCGACAAGCGATTCCCATACCTGCATTGCCGTGGTCTTTATGGAGTTCCAGATCGGCAGTAGTGCGTCGCGGACATCTTTGTTCTTTAGCGCGAAATAGGTAATGGCGCCGACCGCTGCCGTGATTGCTGCGATGATTCCGACCGGTCCGGTCAGTACGGCACCGACGGTTCCGAGAGCTGCCGTCAGTCCTGCAGATCCGCCCAGCCAGGTGATGAGCGTTCCTATCGGCGCGATCAGCCCGGTGATGCCGGTCACGAGGGTGCCCACACCAATGAGTACCGGACCAATCGCAGCAGCAGCGGCGGCCAGTGCGACCGTAATGGCCTGTACTGGCTTTGGCATATCGGCGAACCGCTGCGCCGCCTGAGCTAGGACGTCGATCAATGGCTTTGCCGCCTCGAGGACGTTCAGCAGGATCGGTAGCAGCGCCGTTCCCAAGGTGATCGCGACATCGCCTACGCGATTTTTCAGTAGCTGAATCTGGCTTTCGAATGTGCCGTAACGTATTTTTGCTTCATCGACGAGGGCCTTGTTGGCTTCCCAGGCCTGATTGCCGAGCGCCAGCGTGTCTGCCATCAGCTGGCCGGCGCCGGATGCGCGCAACAGTGTGTCCTTGATGATGATGCTTTTGCCGATCGTGTCTTCAATTACTCCGTTGACGTCTTTGCCTTCCGCCTTTATCCGACTCAAGCCGCTGATGAACGCAATCGTCGCGCCTGCAGCGTCGGTCTGAAATTTCTGACGGAATTCTTCGGCGCTCATTCCGGCAGCTTTTGCGAAATCGGAGATGATGAACTTGCCGCTCTCCAGTTCCTTCTTCGTCAGATTGAGCGAACCCATCACCGCGTCCTGCATCTTGAGGAACACGCGGGAGATTGCCGAGCCGCCCGCTTCTGCATTGATGCCGAGAGATGAAAGGGCTGACGCGAAGGAGAGCACCTGCGCTTGAGATAGCCCTACCAGGTGGCCCGTGCCGGCGATCCGTTGGGCCATCATGATGATATCTTTTTCCGTAGACGCGCCGGCGTTCCCCAGAGCAACCAATGTGGCGCCGAATCGATCGACATCCTTGCCGGCTGCACCGAAAACGTTCTGAATCGTTGCCGTTGCCGTCGCTGCTTCGCCTGACGTCAGGTTTGTCGTGACGCCGAGGTCAGCCATGACCTTTGCGAATGCTGCAATGTCGTCCTTCTTGATGCCCAACTGGCCAGCCGCTTCACCGATTTTATTGAGCTCGTTGACGGAGATCGGGATCGTCTTCGACATCGACCTGAAAGTTGCCTCGAGTTGCTTGAATTCCGGCTCGGTCGCTTCCACGGTCTTTCGCACGCCGGCGAAGCTGCTCTCAAAATCAGCTGCTGCCTTGACAGCTAGAACACCGACTGCCACGATCGGCGCCGTTACAGCAGCGGTCAGGCCTTTGCCTGCCGTGATCGCGGCCTTGCCGAGATCGTTCATCAGGGTGATCGACGGTTTGACAACCTTCTCGAACTCCTTGAAGTCGTTCCTCGCCTGAATTATGGACTTGTTGAGATCGCCCGTCCGGAGGCTCAGCGAGACGTAGAGGCTTCTAACTGTCGCCATTCCACGCCTCCTCGATGCCGTCGCCTAGTTCTTTGCCGATCAAGTCGATGGCCTCCTCCACGCGTGCGTCATAGGCTGGGCCCATCCACGGACGCGCGGTCTGGTCGGTCGTTCCCCACTCAGCGAAACGACCTACGAATCCCCATTTCTTCGATCCAACCCGACCCTCGGCTCCCGACGCCGATTGCTCGACGACCGAGATACCCAGGTTGTCCCGGATGCGCGATCCGCCAGTTTCTGGATCATCCGGTGCCCGATGTTGCTGCTCCTCGAGCAGCGGAGCACACCCGCGACGCAGCGCCCGCGCATTGATTTGCCGTTTTTCTCCGAGGCTTGCAGGAATGTCCTGTAGGGTGTCGATCAGTTCCTGCAAACCTTCGACGGTGAATTCAGCCATGCCTTAGGCGTCCAACATTGCAAAGATCTCGTCAGGGGTTTGTTGACGGGTCAGATTTTCGGCGGGATTCTCTTTTTCTTTTAGAGCAGCATCCGCTTCGTCGTTCTTTAATTTTCTCAATGCGTAGATTTCTTGAATTTCGCGGCCATCCCAGCGTGCGAGGAGTTCATGCTTCGGAACTCCATACTCATCGGCAAGCGTCACGCAAAACCGATAGAACGGCCGCTCTTTTAGTTTTTTATGAGTTCCTCAACAGAGCCTTCATGGATACCGGAGATTCTG